AGGGGGAACTGCAATGAACCAGACCCTTACTGGTATCGGTAAGGCAGTGGCTGGTGGAGGGAAGGGCGGAAGCTCTAAATTAAAACTTATCGCACAGACTGCAGGTATGACCGCAGAAGAATTCTCTCAGGCATGGAAACAGAAACCAGCGGAAGCCTTACAAGCCTTTATCAAAGGTTTACAACGTGCGCACGATGAAGGCAAGAACATGGACGGTATCCTTTCAGATTTAGGTATGAAAGGTATTCGTCAAGGGAATATGCTGAAATCTCTAGCTCTTGCATCTGACCGAATGGGCGAAGCAGTTAGTCGCTCTAATACCGCTTGGAAAGAGAATAATGCACTTACTAACGAAGCTAACAAACGCTACGAGACAACAGAATCACAACTTAAGATCTTTAAAAACAAATTAACAGATATTGCTATTGAATTCGGCGGGCCACTCTTAAAAGCGTTAAACAGTGGTTTGGATGCTGCGAAACCGTGGCTACAAACACTATCAGACATGGCTAAGAAATTTAGTGAAATGTCTACTGAGCAACAGCAAAACATCATCAATTGGGGTGCTATGGCTGCTGCAATCGGGCCAGCTATTAAAATATTAGGTGGTGGTGCAAGCGTCATTGGTGGATTTGCCAAAGGCCTTGGTACGATTGCAAAAGGTATCGGTAAATTTAGTGGAATTCTCAAAACCATTTCAAACGGTGGTGGGTTCATCAACGGCTTAAAACAGATGGCTACTGGTATGACTGCTACTGGTACGGCTGCGGAAGGTGCGGCGGTAAGCACTGGATTATGGAGTACAGCAGTAGGTATATTAGGTAGCGGAGCAACTTGGGGTATTCTAGCTGGCGGTGCTATACTAGCAACGATTGGTATAATTGCTCACAATATTGCAGAAGCCAACGAGCGTACTCAAACGTGGGGTACAAGCGTAAGCAAGCTACAAGACCAAGAATTGTCACGGTTGAAATCCAAGGTTGATGAAATACATCGAGCTACTATTAGCTTTGGCAAAGGTGGCGCAGAGGCCGTTGAGAATGTACGCGTAAGCGTACAAGGATTGGCCGATGATATTCAAAAGGCGATTGACAAAGACCTTGAGAAGACTTTGAAAGGTCTTGAAAAAATCGGGGCTGATGAATCTATCCAGAAACGCGCTGTAGCACAAGCAGAACAGCAAAAGAAAAATGTACAATCCATGGCAGATGAGATTGTACGGATTTATCAAAATGCATCTGACCAGCACAGAAAGATCACTCGCGAAGAACAAGCGATTATTTCTGACTACGAGAATCAATTCATTGATAAGCAATTGTCGTTGCAGAAATATTCTGCCGATGAACGCACTGCCATCATGAAAGCCATGAATGGCCAGATTAGTGATCTAAATGAAACTCAACTACGCAAAGGTACAGGGGTTGTAGCTAAATGGCTCAAAGAGGAACAGAAGCTCTATGATGAGCAAGTGACTGCATTGAAAGATGCTCACGAAAAGGGGATTTATAGCCAGTCCGAATACAACAAGGAAATGGAAAAACTGAATTCCCAACACAAGGCCAAGATGGAAGCGTTCGGTCGTGAGTATGCAGAACTTCAAAAAGAGTGGAGTAAAAAAGTACCTCTTAACTTCGGTAACGATGAACAACGTAAGATGTACTTTGACCAGATGCGAAAGGATTGGGCAGAACTTGGACTTGACTACGATAAGATGATGGCTAAGGCAGGCCAATTCGCTGACATCGTGGGTCGTTCGTCTGGTATGGTTGCCAAGAGCGTGCAGAATATGTCGCAGGAGACCAAAGATGCCAACAACATCTGGAATGGATTAGTATTTGATCCTAAAACTGGACAAGTCAAGACCAATGCACAAGAGGAAGTAACTAAAGCACTCCAAGCTGAAAATGGCTGGGAAAATATGCAATTCATCCTCAAGCACGCAAACCTTGAAACCAACGCTAAGATGACAATCGGACAAGCATTGGTTGAAGTTGGTAAATGGGATAGTTTGACCCCACAAGAAAAAGAATTAGTTGTAGGTAACAACCAAGGGATGAAAGCAGTCCTTGATAGTAAGACATTGCTGGAACAGTACAATGCAATGCCAGCAGAAGTCAAGGAACTCTTGATGAAGAATACCGACTTCCTTTCGTCTGGCGAACGTGCGACTGCGATCATTGAACGCTGGAATACACTCACACCAGAGCAGAAAGAATTGATCTTAAAGGATGCTGCGAGTGATAAGGCCGAACGTGTACGACTAGCAGTTGACTCACTTACTGGTATGGCTCACGTAGTCAATTTAGATGCAGAAGATAAGACCAAGAGCGCTATTGCAAGTGCGATGTCTAGCATCTTAACGTTACCTACTGACCATAAGACAGACTTGATTGCAACCCCAGATGGGGTAACGCTTGGAACAAACCAAGCGATGGGTGCATTAGGATTGTTTAACGGTTTTGCTGTACCAACTAAGCAGTTAACTGCAGATCCAAGCAATGCGAATAACGCAGCGCAACAAGCGATCAACAAACAGCAAGAATGGAATAACACTCCATCTCCTGTTAAACCACAGTTGGGTGATCCAACTGGTGCGATAACTGCTGCACGACAAGCGATTGAAAATCAAAACGCTTGGAACGCTACTCCAAGCCCTATCAAGGCTATCAATGCACAAGACAACACTGCAGGTCCTGTTTGGAGCGCTCAATCAAATATCAATAGCGTTCAAGGTAAAACAGTATACATTGATGTTGTAAAACGTATGATCGGTGGAGCAGCAGGAGTTATTGGTTTTAAAGATGGTACAGATTACCACAAAGGTGGTCCTGCAATGGTCAACGACCAACGCGGTACGCTTTATAAGGAAATGGTTACACTACCAACTGGTGAATCGTTTATCCCAGAAGGTCGTAATGTTATTCTTGACCTTCCAAAAGGTTCAAAGGTCATGCGCGCTGGTTTGACTAAAAACTTTATGCGTGAATTAGGTATACCGAACTTTGCAGACGGTGTAGGTTGGAAACGTTCGGAAGTTGCGAGTGTTACACAACGAATCAAGAACGTTAATGAATGGAAACGGAATAATGAACAACGTGACCTTGTACCGTTTATTCAAGAGTTGATTGACCAAGTTAAACGCGGTAACAATCGTGATGAACGACCAAACCAAAACTACACATTGAATGTGCATGGAAATAGCACTGGACAAGATTTGACACCAGAGTTTATGAAGCGTTTAATGCGCGAACTAGCATACTATACTAATCAGGAAGGAAGGGGATTAGCTTGACGACATTTACTTTCAATGGAAAGACAAATACTGAATTCGGTCTACGAGTAGCAGAAGGCAAGAAGATCACTACTTCCAGCCTTGATGTGGAGCGCGTGACGGTAGCAGGACGTGACGGTGATTTACTAATCAGTAATAACCGTCTTAATGCTGCTGAATTGAGTTTCCCAGTGAATTTTGTGAAAGAAAAGGGCTTAATTGCTACAGAAGTTTATAAAATTTCTGAGTGGTTGAACGTGGCAGGTTATAAGGATTTAACGATCTCTTACGATCCAGATTTCATCTATCGTGCTGCATATCTTGAAACATTTAGCATTGAGGAAACCATGAGGCAGTTTGGCAAGACAACCATTAATTTTGTGTGTTATCCAGTCAAATTTTATAAGCAAGGACGTACAACCCAGACACTATCTAATGGTGCTACAGTAAACGGTTTAGGTAACGTTAAGGCAAAACCAATCATCACGCTTGTTGGATCTGGTGACTGCACACTTACTATCAACGGGCGCAAGACTAAGTTGCGAGGTGTGCAAGGCAAGATTACGCTTGATATGCAGGCCAACCAAGTCTACAAGGACAATCTGCCAGCGTGGGATAAAGTAGTTAGAAGCCCACAATTCCAAATGCCATATCTTGATTATGGCAGAAATTTAATTTCATGGGACGGCAGTTTTACTGTAGAAATGATCCCGAATTGGGGGGTTAAGTTATGAGGCCTATACTATTTAACAAAAATGAACAATCATTTGATACGTATGGTTTTGGTGAGCTTAACGTAACCAAAGGTACGGTAACCCGTGAGCGCAACGGGAATTATACGCTATATGCTGAAATTCCCGTTAATGATCCAATGGTAGCAAGTCTTGAGAAAGAAATGAAGCTCAAGGCAGACGCTGGATTAAGGACGAAGAACCAAACCTTTGAAATTTCACGGATCGTTAAGGATAGCAGTAATATTGTTAAAATCTACGGTCAACACATCAGTCATAAGCTGGAATATATGGTATTGAGAAATGCCACAGCATTTTCTGGATCGGCATTTAGTGCATTGTCAATCTGGAGAGATGCGCTGATTGGTGATCTACGCTTTGATGTCTGGAGTGATATCCAGACGACTGGTAAGGGTGTGTTTGATATCTCTAAAACGGAGAATGCACGGCAAGCTCTTGGTGGTGTGGAAGGATCAATCCTTGATATCTATGGCGGGGGATACGATTTTGACAATATGACCGTGCGACTGCATAAGCAGTTAGGTCGTACTGCTCCAACTGTTTTGGAATATGGTCGAAATATCTTATCTGCTGAATCAGACGAAACGATCGAGAGTGTATACACTAGCGTGTTA